TTGCACAGGACGCAATACTTTCTCGGCCACATTCCCAGGTAGGAGGCGGGTAAGGTAGTCGGTCATTTCAGCGCGGTCGATGGTTTGATCGGTGTCGATGGCCAGGAGGATGTCCCGGGCCAGTTCGCCAATGACTTTGATATACTCAATATCCATGGTGCGGGAATCGAAATTGATCTGGATGTCCTCCAGCAAATACAGATTATCCCGCATGGCTTCGATATTTAAATCCTGGCCAGCTCCACATACCCGGCGGATGTCGTCGGGGTTCATGTATTTGAGACTCAGCTGCACTACTTGCCGCACCACATCGCGCATGGCATCTAAAAAGTTGTCCACCAGATCCTGGGTAAGCAGTTGCTGCACCAGCGCGGGGATCTCCACCACCGGCAATCCAAAATACATGGAGACACTTTCCATAATCTGTTTCTGCGCCTCAATCGTGGTACGCGGCATGTCCGGTACCTTGATCGGCTCCAGCATTTCCTGACGCCGTTTGCGGATGCGCCCCAGCGACCGCCACGACATATCCCGCTCTGTCCGCATATCGGTGACATACGGCGGCAATGAAAACAGTTGAGCGTGATTGCTGGTAAGATCCCGGAAGGTCTTGAGATAGTTCTGATCTGTCACCAGCAGTTCGCTCACTCCCCGGCTGTCGAGCAGGTTTTTGCTTATCACCTCGCGCACAAACCAGGCAAAAGGGAAATCGCCATGCGGATAATCCAGCAAAGTCATCTTGGCCGCCGGAGCTTCGCAGTGAGCGGAGAAGGGCAGCACATAAATCCCGGTCACGCCGTCATCATTGGTGGCCCGGAGATAGGCATAAAACACTTCGTAGAGATCTTTGTACACCGGTGCCCGGTTGCGGTACATCTGCTGGGCGCTTTGGGTCACCTCCTGCACCTCGGGAATCGCCGTCTTGCCTTTCTTGAGTTTCAGCTGTTCCACAAATTCTTTTGTCCACTCGCCAGAGGCGGCTTTGGCCTCGATGTCGGCCAGGGTAAACCATTCGCGGCGGTACACATAGCGGCAGTCAGAAGGGGATCGGGTAGTGGCCGGGATAAATACCTCATCCCACACCCGCAGGGCTTTGATCTCCGCATGGTTCCGGTGAACATAGCTTTCCGGAAAATCCGCTTTGCCCTCTTCCCGCAATTCTTTGAGCTTGCTCTTGATGGTGCCCGGTTTGAGCGCGGGGAAGCGGGTGGCAATCCGGGTAAGCAACTCCTCTTCAAATTCGGGATCCAGCAGCAGGGCCTCCAGATCCAGCAGCGTCTGCTCATTCAGTTCGCCTCCGCCTTCGATCACCTCCTGCAAAATATCCATGGCGCCATAGCTGGCCATGCGCACCCGCTCTTCCTTTTTCCAACCCACGTGCATCAGCGACAGGGCCGGGGAATCCCCCAAACCGTAATTGGCAAAGCGTTCCACCTCCAGCCGGTAATCATGGCCAATGCGGGAATTCAAAACCCACTGGGTAAAGGTGGTAATATGCCCGGCCAGGGAGTTATCCCCCACCTCCACCCCGGAAATCCGCAATGACCCCATTTTACAGGAGGCTTTACACATGGCCACCTGCAATCTCAAAATCATATCCGCCAGACGGTACCGGCTATCCATCGCGCCCTCAAACGGAAACGCCTTTTGATTCGCCGTATCGTATTTGCGACCATCCGCATACTGATTTGGCCAGACACAAAAACGGGTACGCTCGCCAAAGGCTCTGCGTACCCAAACATCCCGACTGTTCTGCAGGTTTACGGTTTCAATCCCCGCCTTCACCTGCTTAAACATTTCATCAGACACCGCTACAGGCTGACCCTGACCTTTCTGCCGTTCAATGTTGGTATCCGTGTCCATAGTTCAATCCTGTAGAGGTGTGGAACACCTTTTGTCAAGGGTTCTGATTAAGTTTTTTTAGAGTTAAGCCGCAATTCATAGCCCTGCCACATGCCGGTGGGCAAGCGCAGCAGGCGGTACACCGCCCCGGCAGTTTCCCAAAACAGCACCCGTTCATCCTTGTATCCACTGGGGTAGCTCAGTTCAAACAGTTCACCGGCCAGGGGGCCGTCGATCATGCGCACATGAAAGCCGTTGCATTCATCGACCGCGTGCAGCACATCCTCCGCCGCCACCATCAGCGCCGCCGCATAATCCTCCGGCGCAATATCAAACTCGCAGGTAAAGCGGTAGATCAGTTTATCCAGCTCTGCACCAAATGCCGCCACCTGCCGTTCCGGGGTGGTGGGATTGATACGCTGGGGTTTTATGAAATTTTGTTCAGCCATTTCTCAATATCCGTTCGATACAAAAGACTGGCCTTATGGCCACTCTCCGCCTTATAGCATATCAATTCTTTTTTGTCCAATGCCCCCCGAATCCGCTTCTGGGTGATTTTATATTCCCCCGCCGCCTGCCGGATCGTGATCAGGATACTCTTCGGTTTATTTTCTTCGCTCATTTCCGCTCCTTGTTTTCAGTTAATTGAAGTCAGCAGGCAGTTTCCTGCGGGTGGCCGCTTGCGCGGTTGTACCATTACCACTGACAAGTTGTTGATTATTTATTTATTCACTGTCCTTTGCCAAGACGCGGCACCATCCGTAGAAGTCGGCCATATCCTCTTCGGCCAGCGTGAACCCAGTCAGTCCACCCACACGGCCCCATCTTTCGTAGTCCGGTCCGAACTCGTGCAGACCAAAGGAATCTTTTCCTCGATATTCAAAAGTGTCTCCTACTTCCACACCTTTAATTTCATCATAGTCACAATCCATGATAGTTGCAATTTTACATCCCTTTTCAAGTTTCGCTTTTCCATTCATTTCTCATTCTCCATTTAGTTTGTTTTCATTTCTCCGAACATCGGAAACGTTCCGACATTCACTTTCCGACTCTCGGAAATTGTTCATCAATGGCATCCCCCACCCACAGTCTTGTAAAAGTCATCGCCGCCGGTGTCGTGGAGATCCTGGGCGAAGAAGTAGCGGATCAAGTCAATAAAATCTTTGCAGGCTCCTTTCTGTCCGTCATCCCCAGTCCACACGGAGAGCGCGAAGATGCTGTTGAAACATTCCTCAGCAATGAAGAAGCGCGGGCGGTTGGTGTAACTGATCGGCTCCTTTTCGTCGTAGCTGAGACGGTCATTGATCAGGTGTACGGCGGACTGCGGATTATTGTCGGCCAGGCTCCCGGCGGGTCCCAGATGCACGGGAATAAAATCCAGTCCAATATCGTCCAGTTCGTCGATCAAGGTGAAGGTGCCCTCCGCGCTGGCGGTGGCGGTGTTGCCGGCCCGGGCATCAATGTAGCGCTCCACCACTTGTTCCCCGGTTTCAGTGTCGGGCTCCCAGTCTTTGGGATCGGGGTTTTCGGTGAGGTCGATCTCCCAGTTTTCCAATCGGGCCAGTTCCTTTTTATAATCGAGCAGATTGAATCCGAAGGGGTTTTGTGCGGGTCCCTTTTTGCCGTCTTTCTTTTGCCCGGAGACTTCCGCCCAGAGGCCGGGGTGGCCTACGCCGGGAATCACATAGTTTCCGGGCCATTCGCGGTACAGGTACACATCTCCACCCACCACCCGGAACCAGCCGAATACGAAGTTGCGGCCGCCGGAGGGATCGCAGATCATGTAGTTGGTGCCGCCTTTGGGGATTTTGTCGCTGGGGAGGGTGTGCACCTTGGGATTGAACTTGGGAAAGCGGTTGCCGCTGGTTTTATGCGCCACGCCATAAAAGCGCTCCTGCACAAAAGCCATAGATGCACCCAGCACCCGCTCATACACGGCGGAGGGGTTGCCGTAGGGGTTGTCGTTGGAGTGGAAAAACAGCACCGCTTTCTTGTATTCGATCTGGCCGCCGCGCATCACTCCTAGGCAGCGCATCACCCGGGGCACCTGCTTGAACGCCCGGCCTGCGGGGATCTCGGGCTGCGACCTGGTGCCTTTGATCCAGTTGTGCACGTTTTCGGGGATGGATCGTGGACCATAAATCTTGCTCTCGGCAAAAGCTTCCGGACTTTCAAATCCAAGGGAGGCCCACTCCAGCGGCTCCCCGGTGTCATCGGGACAGGCAAAGGCCACTGCCATGCGGGTTTTATCTGCGCCATCCTGAAACATGCGGACCAGTTCCGAATATCCTTGCACCGGGGTTTGGGTGATACAGATTTTTCCTTCCCGGGTGGCAGTACGGAATTCAAGCGTCTCCAACCAGTCGGATGGTATCAACTCGTCCGGCCAAGCCCAGTCCACCTCTCCCCCCTCAATGGTGTCCGATTTGTCGCTGGAGTAGTATTTGAATTTCAACACACCTTCCAGGTGGTTCACGATCTTGTTGTCTGAGTATCCCGGACCTGATTTGAAACTCATGTACTCCGGATTTCCGTCCAATATCCGGGCATTGCGTTTTGAAATGGGCATGTGGGTATTGATCAGCGGCTGCTGTTCATCTTTGCTTCGGCCTGCATCTGCATGAAAACACCACACGGTTTGTTTTTTGGCTCGGTACAGCATCTGCACCGATCTCTTGGCCGCGTACTGACTTTTACTACCCCGGTTTGCACCGCTTATCAGCAGCGTGCTGACGGGTGCATTGAATCCCAAACATTCGCGCATGGCCTTGCTCCACATCTCCCATGTCCATTCCTCCCCGAACTCGCGGTTGATCTCCGCCAGAAAACTCTGATCGTAACATTCCAACCCCAGCAGCGCATCCGCCACTTTCCAGATATGCGGCTCCCATCCGTACACCAGCGGATCCTTTTCCTCTCGGTAAATCGCCAGGGTGCGGCGTTCAAAGTATTCGGCGGCATCTTCTTCA